AACTAACACACAATTAGCGCAAATTGGCACAAACTAACCGCTTATAAAGCCAATCTGCGCCAATCGTGATAACGTTACCCTGCATCACATCTACTCATGCAATGCCTATTAAAAGAATGTTGAATTACAATAGTTTTCTTTTCTTTAATTATTGGTTTAGAGCATTGAATGAATGAAAAACAAATAAATAAAATTGATAGTTTGCAAAAATCTAAAACAAATACTTTTCCTTTCAATATTTTATAGGTTAAAATAGTTCGGTTAAAAGCATCAATTTGATATTGTTTTGGCTTGAAGAACAATAAAAACTTTTCTTTTAGAGTGATATGAGTTGCTTTTCTGAAAGCCTGTTCATTAATATAAATGTTTTCCATTATTTTGTGTTAGCTATAATTGATTCTAAATCATCAATCTTCTCCTTTAACTTTTCAATTTCATCTTCAAAATCTTCAATTTCAGTTATTAATTCTGAAATGAGAGAATTAGCCGTAAATAAGAATTCATTTGTTGCTTTTTCTAATCTCCAATTTTCCATAATTTTTAGCTTATCTGTGTTAATAAATCCTTTTTTAAATCAGTAATTCCGTTATTTAAAGAATCGGTTAATATTTGTAGCGTTTCTTTATTATGCTCACTTAATCCGCTTTCTACTTCTTTTATAAAGTTATCCGCAGCTCTTACAGTAGTATTAAACCAATGCTTTTTTTCTCTTGGTAATTCTCCAATAATAAATGTTGATTGGTCGCTAAATAACTTTAAAACTGCTAAATTAATTAGCACGTTTGCTTGGTGTTCCTTGCTTGGTGTTGACATATTTTTCTAAAATTAAGGTGTTTGCTTTTATTGAGGACTTTAAAAACTCAAAACAAGGCTTAACCTTATCTGCTAAATCCAAATCCTCTTTTATCTTTAATAAACAAACTCTTAACCGTTTATTTTCAGTTAAGAGTTCGTTTCGCTTTTTATATATGGTTGCCATTATTCTTTTCCGTAATCAGGATTTAATGATGAATGCGGAGTTGCTATTTTTGAGCCACTTTCAAATTGAATTAAAACGTGTGTTTTGTCTTTTTCTAAAACAATACACTCATCTTTTCCACAATATTTATATTTTTTTCCAATAATAATATCCATCATATAAGTATTCATAATAGTTAATTTATAAGTTAAGTTGGAGCGGTGCAATCAAATGCCACAGTTAAACTGTCCGCCCCAAGGTTGTTGTCAATTTCCGATTCTTTTAAAACTTCTAACCGCATCGGGAGTAAAGAAGTATTATTGTTTTTCTTCCAATCCTAACCGCACAATAAGTAAAGGATTCATATATGCTACGTTTGTTAAACCCGCATATTTTTTTTGATTGCCTAGCCGTACAATCTGCCATCTCTGTTTGAGTGGTTGTTAGGTTACTTCCAACTATATGCTCGTTTTAAATGTACTTCACTAATCTGTTAATTTCCTTTACCTTCGGGAACGTGAATGACAACCAAAAAAGATTATCACTATTAACTACATTACATACTCATCGTATTCATAACCTGATGCTATCCAATATGTCAAGGAACTATTTTGATTTTGTTTTCTTGGGGAAAATTAATCAAGGTTTAATGTAGAACGGTTGTCGAGGTCAAAGATATGTCCTTTTTTGTTATAAACCTAACAAATCTTACAAGTATAACGAATATAATTGCTAAGTGTTTGAAAATCAAACAAATAAAATTACTTTTTATTTGTTTTTCGCTTTGATTTTTTGGTGTATTTCCTTTTTGATTCAATAATTTTTACTAAAATCTTCATTTGATTTTTAAAATAAGTGCTATTATGTTTATTTACTAATTTATAGCCTCTTTTTAAATAAATGTTTATGTATATTGATTCAAGTTCCATCGCATGTAACTTGTTATCTGTTGTTATTATTTCAGTAATTGTAGTTGATTTACCAAAAGTTTGTTTATGCTGATAAAGTCTATTTCTTACATTTTGCGTTCTACCTACATAAAAAGGTACATGTAATTCGTTTTTTAATAAATATATTGTATGCATGATTTAATAAAAAACCCTCGTAAATCAATGATTGTAGCATCAATTTACAAGGGTTAGTTTTAAGGGTTTAGCCTTAATGTCTTTGGGTATCGACTGCAATTCGATGCAGTAAATATAATAATTTTAATCTATTTTTTGGATTTTACGAAGAATAAATGAAGCTAAAAATAAATACAGTATCATAAACCACCATGAAAGTCCAGTAAATACTACTATTATAGGGAATGTGGCAAAGCCAATCCAAATATTTAAACAGATTGAACAACCACCTAAAACCTTGTATAATGGCTCTGTTGCTGCAATATCTAAGAACATTTCTGTTTGCGTGTCCTCATTTGGTTGCTTTAAAATGTAATCGTATTTGAGTTTGTTTTTACGTCTAACTATTGATTTAGCTAGGAATGGAAGCCAAAACCCGAACACGTTATGCCTCCAAAAACAGAAGTCTAAAAAGTAAGAAAATAGCGATAAACAGAAAGCAAATATACTAACTGTAAGAGCCTCCAGAAGGAGTTTCACAAGGGTTTGTGCATCCATTGATTTGAGTATTTATGATTGTTTTTAATTGGAAATTTTCACAGTCGTTTACAGATATTTTAGTTCCTGATGGCTTGTCTATAGTAAACTGATATAACATATTTTCGTTTAGTTCACCTATGGCTATTTTGATTGTTTCACCTGTTTCTACGTCTTTTATTAACTCGAAAGTGTTACCTTTTGCATCGGTTAAATAAAGCGTGTGTTCGCCTGCTTCGGTTGCTACCAAGTAGGTATCAATTTCTTTATTGTGTGGGTAACGTCCCAAATTATTTACACAGCAATCCATTTTCTAAATATTTAAAAGTTTCTTTAATCGGTTTCCATTTGCAGAATAAGAGTGATTTTGAAGCACCCATTGTCTACTTTGCTCCTGTAAATTTACAATATGTTTTTCACTTAATTGCAATACCCATTCCATTTTGCTTATAAATTGCTTTTCTGTATTGGCTATAATCAAAGCACAATCACCATAAGCATCAGAATATACTTTTTGGCGAATATTATTAGTAAATACTATTTTACCAAGTGCTGCAGCTTCAAAAGCCGTTACGCCAAAACATCCATAAGGTTTACCATGTTGAGTTTGTGCAAATAATTCGATATAAATATCACATTCACTCATTCGTTCCATTTGGGCTATATGGTTAACCCTGTCCTCATTTACTTTAAATATTCCATTTTCAATTTTAAGGAGCATTTCCTTTATTTTTTCGGTTCCCTTTACTGTTGGGTTACTTGGGAAGTGATATGCTTTGTATGGGGATGTAATTACGTTATTTGATGGCTTAAATTTATCAGTATTTATGGCTGTGGCAATATAGGTTTCATTTTTCATACCTAACCCTATAAACTCGCATTGGTCCGTAAAGCATCTTTCTACTTTATCATTAAAAATATTATTGCAGTTTTCTGGGTTTAATCTATATCCAGTACCTGTATGATAAACAACTACTCGTTTTCCTAGTTCATAGGCATAATTTAACCAAGTATGATCGGAATGGAATAATTGAACAATATCCGCTTTTTTAATTTGGTTTTGAATTTCAGTTGATGTTGCAACTTTACTTTCAGTTCCATAATTAAATGGGTGTTTTACTCGTTTTAAGTCTATACAGTCAATTCCTACTGCTCGAAGTGAATTAGCGTTTTCATGTGCGAAGTTAGCGTAATCGTCATAACTTAAATTTAATACTTTCATTTTGTGTATTCTAAAAATATGATTTTTGGATGAACTTGAACTCTTGTTGTTTTTTCCCAACCCTCCATTTGAGAATCAAGAAACTCCTCTGTAATTAAATGAGTATGATAAATGTCAGGTTCAATATTTATTCCTGTTAAAATTACGATATTTTTTGAACATATATTTTTCATTGAATCGAAAGCCTTGTTTAAATCTCTCATACCATCCAATGCAGCAAAAACAAATAATGTTTCAAAATTATTATTCATTCCCCAAATGCCTTCAATATCTCCTATTATAACGTCAATAAAAGAATGTTCTGGCTTTAAAACTGCGTCTAATCCTCTATATTTTATTTCTTTTGGAAGATAGTTTTTTAACCAACAAGTTCCACATCCAACATCTAAAACACGTTTACCTATATGTACTTTTTTTAATAGACTTTTGTAGTCAATTTGGTGTTCAGATGATATGCCCTTTTCTCTTGTGTGCAAATTATTCAGTTTAGTTTCCCATGTTTGATCATCTGTTTTCATAAAAATAGCCCTCCGTAAATTTGTTTGATTTTTTTTCTCATTAGTTTTTCCTCTGGTATATTTTGGTTTTCTAATCGACAACGAGTTGATTCTTGACCTTTGTGAATTGTATAATTCATAGCCATTATCTAAAATAAGAAGCTCAGAATTTTCATAATCCTGAGCTAAAAATGATTTAATCGCTCTTTTTAATAAATTTAAGCGATTGTATGTCGGTGTAATTACTGTTACTTTCATGTACAAATAAACAAATAAATAATCATAAACCAAAAACCTAAACTAAGAACAACTATTACGGACCATGCAATAATTAAATCCCAATTCAATCTGTTTTTAAATTTCCTTTTAAATATTTGCTTTTCTCCACGCATAAGTTACAACATCTAATGTGCGAATTTTTTTACCTGCAAGCGCCATTCTTTTCCACAAATCAACATCTTGATAACGTCCAGGTAAAATATAACCGCCAACGTCTTTAACACTTTGGTTTTTATACATTACCGTTCCATGATTAGTTAACCAACCTTCTGTTCGTTCTTTAAGGGTTGTTTCGTATTTATGTGAAGTTTGATAAATAGGAGTTCGCGCGTAATCTGATTCTTTAAAAGAAAATAATTGAGTTCCCAAAACATCAATATCAGGATTTTTTTCTAAGTGCTCAACTTGAAGTTTTAATCTATCATGAAAAGAAATATCAGAACTTCCCATAATAGCAATATATTCAGTTTCTATTATTTCATGCCCTTTATTTAATGCGGATGAAGTCCCTCCATTTTCAGGTTTATGATAAACTTCAATTCCATGTTGTAATCCTAAAAAATCAAGAGCTTTTAAAGTATCTTGATTTGTTGAACCATCATCAACTATTAATATTTTATAGTCTTGTTTTATTGATTGATTAGTTGGATGAACGCTAAAAGCCGCTTCGATTAACTCAGCGGCTTTAGTATTATAAACAGGAATTAATACAGTAAAATCTATTTTTTGCATAAACAAATATAAAAAAACTATTTCAAATTCGATTTTAGATCTTAATATCGTTTATTAATTTTTAAAATTGATTTACGCTTAAAAAATTTGCTCTCATAGTATCTGTACCTACATTACATTGACAAGAAAGGATAACGTATTGGTCAATAGTCCAATCTATTGTAGCTGTCGATGCTTGATTAGTGATAATTTCCTCGAATCCATTCGTAGTATTAACGATAAATGTAACAAAAGAGCCTGATTGTATTGGAATCGTTCTATCTATTGCAAAATTTGCTAATGTATTCAAACCTGCACTGTTTATCTGTCCTAAATGTTTTGGTGAGCCGCTAAGATTATTTGTTGTGTTTATGTAAATATTCAACCAACCATAAGAAGCTGTGCCGCTTTTTACCGCCCTGCCCTTAATATTTAATGCCCCATTAGTTACCGTATTAGCAGGTATTAAAATACTTTTAGAAAATTGGTTTCCCGTTCCACTTGTAGCCGTTCCAAGCACCGTATCGGTATAAGAAAATTTATTCCATTTCAAACGTTCTACATCAGTTATAAATCGGTGAGTTGAATCCTCAGTTACATCAGTTGCAGGGATTGCAGAAACACTAACTAAATTTTTACTAGCATCTGTTTTCAAGTATTGAGAGGGTGTTAAACCACCTATATTAATTAACCCATCATTTCTAACATATAAAAGAGGTGAAGAAGCAGAATTATAAACTTTTAAAGCATAGTTAGATGAAGTTGAATCAATACCTTTTATATGAAGTTTTGCTGTTGCTGTAAATTGATTAATACCTACATTACCATCTCCATCTACTGTAAGACCATTATTAGAAATACCTTTTGCATATAAGGCATAACTTGCTGAACCTACTGCAAATGCTTGAGTAATTAATTGAGTATCGGGAGATACATAACCATCTGTTGTATAACATACACTACCACCAACAGAAACAGTCATATACCTTACACTATCAATAAAACTTATTAAACGACCATTATTTTCTTGATATACTTTATATCCAAAAGCTGTATTTGTAGTATGAGTATTATTTCTTATTGATAAAGCATAAGGTACATTATCTACTGCTACAATATCTAATAAAGCAGAAGGAGTAGATGTTCCTATACCGACATTTGTACCATCATCAATAATATTACTATCTCCAATAGTATCACTTGCAGTTGCTTTAGGAATGTAGTTAGTAGTTAATGTACCTTTTTTTACAAATACGGACTGTACTAAAGCAACAAACCAGTTGTATAGTTTTAATGGAGTGATTGTTTTAGTATTATTTGTTCCTGATTGGGTTTCTGCATCAGTAGCATAAGAAGTGTAGCCATTAGTAGTTTCTGTTGCTCTCTCAATGTTTCCTTGAACTATATAAAAGTTGACTCCAACTGTTGCTTGGTCGCCAGAAGCAGAAGCTGTAACACAGACAATCTCATCGTAAACATCAACATTAATTCCTGAAGGGCCACCTATTTTACCTGCAACTGTTACTTCCCATCTGTCTCCTTTATTACTTGCAGGATAATTAGGATTCGCTGAACAGTCAATCGCCCCTCTATTACCACCTACAGCAGACACATAAGTGTCAAACTGTATTTTTGTAATAGGCTCTTGTGGGTTAACAGCATCCTTTAAATTAATTATTGTATTGTTATTTGCATTTATGTCCCCACTAATAGAACTGTTTTCAGATCTTGCTTGTTCAAGAGTTACATTATGAGGGTTACTTGTATCTGAAATATGATTATTTACAGTTGTTGTTAATGTTCCTAAATCAGAAATTAAAGATGAAACCTGCCCTTGCAATGTTGAAATATCAGTTGTATTTGTTCCAACTTGAGTTTGTAAATCTGAAATATCCGAAACAATGTCAATGATAGTTTGGCAAACAGCTAAATCACCACAAGAAAAATACGAAGAAGGAAGTCCAGAAACAATATCATTAATTGATTGTAAAATATCAATTATAGTCTGGCAGTTTGGTAAATCTGTACAAGTTAATCCACTTTGAGGCAAATTATCTATTTGCTCCTGCAATGAAGCAGTTTGTTCTTGAAGTAGAGTAATTACATCACATTTTGAAATAACCTCGCATATTGCCTTAGTTTCGCAATTTTCAGGTGTTAAATCTGGAGTCCAAGCAATAACAGTTTCATTATCATCGATGTCGCAAGAATTACAATTTGTATCAACATAACTCAAAGTAAAATCGACACTTACTAATGTAGGCCAGACATTACCACTAAATTCTTTCCCTGTTTCCTCGGTATATATTTTTTCTATATCTAAAGAATTACCATTTATATCAATTTTAATTTCAGTTGATGAACCGGCATAATGAGAAAAGTCTAAACGAGATAATGTGTTAATAATTTTACTTTTTACTTTATCTGGATTAATAGTAAAATCATTGCCTCCAAAAGAATAGAAAACTACTTTACAACGAGCGGAAATATTATATTCTTTATCACATGAGCTCAAAGCCTTTCTTTCATTTATTGTTTCGGGTTGAGTTTGTCGAATATAAAGGCTATTTCCATTTAAATCGCTTATTGTAACAACTTCTTTTTCCTGTCCGTTACCTTTTATCATTTCACCATTAGAAATGCGAAAAACAGGGCTATCAACCCTGTTTAAAAATTGCATATAAGCCTTTAATTGAGGCTCAATATATTGTAAGATTGAGTTTACCATGTGTTAAATAGATCTAAATATTTTGATTTTAAATAATCAGAAGCCGCCTCTTTAGCTTGTGCGATTTCTTCATTAGTTGGATAAAATACTGTTTTTTTAAAATGTTTTTCTAGTCCTTGTGCTTTTTTTGATTGTTCTATTGAATTAAATCCTAAAACAAAATGCCCATTATATTCTGCTATTATAATAGATCTAAATAAATCGCCTCGTAACTCTAAATCTACAAATGCAGTTTGAAAGCCTTGTGATTTTCTAAACTCATCATATCCCCCTTTAAAATATTGGCCTTTTACTCTATTTCCTTTATTTGGACCTTTTTTATACAACCCTTTATTTTTACCAGATTTTACAGCTCCAATAGGAACTCCTTTTATAAAGTTATCCGCTTGTATATAAATAGGTTTTTTTGAATAATTACCAATTCTTGTTTCATTACTTGCGGAACCTCTGTTAAATATTCGTTCAGTAAACTTTGCAATAAGAACTTGCATACCTGCTTCCTCTGCATTTATCATTTCCTTATTTAAAAGGTCAATGATTGAATCCATTTTATTGATTAGGTTGCTCATCTTTAGTTCCGTTTTTTAAATCGCTTATTTCTTTTTTTGCTTCCTGTGCTCTTGTCAACATTTCTTTAAATCTATTCCAAACTGATTTACCGGTTATTATTTCAATGTTTTCATCAATGCTTTTTATCTCAATGAAACATAATGTTGCTGCTAATACTTTTGTTAAAAATAATGGAACACCGATATAAAGTGCAATAAACTCACCTAATATAAATTTATCCATCATGTAGAACAAAATTATTGCACCTTGGTAAAGAAACATTTTACTTATAATTGCTGATAGATTTTTAGAAGATACAGAATTCCAACCGTTTAACTTTTTTGCCTTAAATATTCCAATAATTGTATCTAAAACAATAGCCAAACAAACCGCAACAATTAACCCTATTATTGGAAACAAAAAAGCAAGTATTATAGATATAACACCTGCTAATTGTGATTTTAATGTAGTAAGTAATGTTTTCATATTATCTCCATCCTTTTGGACGTATTGGTGGTGTACTTGGTTTTGATACTGGTTTTGGTTGTTTTGGTTTTGTTGCTCCACAGCATTTACGACTAAGGTATAACATAATTTGTTTTTATGCCGTTACAGGCAAAACACTCTCCTGTTGTGTTTTTTAAGAATTTAGTAATACTTTTTGAAAATTGTTTTTCTTCTTCTGCTAATTCGTATTTAAGCATTTCCAAAGTATTTTTTGCTTGGTCCTTTGTGAATGTTACAACTGCATTTATACGACCACTTGCAATGTGTTCTTCTAAGATATTTATACCTGCTTGGTACCAAATCATAAAACTCATTCTTGGTAATAATTGGCAAATAATAGGTTCTTCAAAACATTGAACATTTGCTAAAACTCCCATACCAAAACAGCCTTCAGTTTCCTTTGTTCCATCCCATCCTTTAATTTTGATGTTATGCTTGTTTGACTTGCTGCATGAACGGCATCCTGTGGAACTATTCAAATTACAGTCAAATGTTGTAAAGTTTGTTTGGTCGAAAGTTATTAAAATATGTTCAGAATTTGCTTTATAGCGTATTTCTACTTCATTTGTTACATTAGCTAGTAAAGATACTGAATAAGGCGTTGTAATGTCCCCATCAATGATATTTACCGTAACAATTCCACTCTCTTGAACTCGAATATACAAAGATTCAATATAAAGTTTTGCAACTTCTGATTGCCATCTTCTAATGCTTAAACCTCTTTCAAGTGTTGCAGGTGAAATTATGTTTGTTTTGAAGTTCTTAATCTCTCTTGCCTCAATAAACGAATTAAAGTCAAAGTGTCCTGAAATAATATGCGAGAATCTGTTAAATATCATTTTGTTTGCCATTACAATCTTTTCATTAAGTAAATTAAAACCTGTTCTTTGTTCATCATTTGCTATTGCAGCAGCAGACTTTAAAGTTATTCCAGGAATATCATTTACAAAAAGTACTGATTCAGGATGAGGACAATTTATAAAGTCTTTTATCCCTACAAGTGCGTATTCTCCGCAAAGTATATCGTTTATACAGTTATTCATTGGACTTTAATTTAAAAAAGGGCTTCCGATTTAGAAGCCCTTAATTTATAGATTTATTGATTAAGCAGCAGTTGCTTTGTAGTTTAAAGAGTAGTTAACCCCTTCTAAAGCATCACCTGAAGCGAATGCATCAGTAGGTAAAAACCATAAATCATAATATAAGCCGAATGTTAAAATCCAGTGCTCTTTACAATCATCATACTTCCAACGCATATCTAATTCTAATCCTGTGAACGGATCAATAATAGTTGTTTTTGCGTAGTTTCCGTTGTTTGCTTTACGATACTCTCCTTTATACTTGTTCCAAGTTAATAATTGAACATTACCAGGTGCTAATGCAATAAACTCATCGGTATCACTTAATATTGTTCCTACATGTCGATCATTGAAATAATCAAAATCACCTGCTTGACCGTTGTCAATACCTTGCGAATTGCAGCATCCTATATTTACTAAACGTGTGTAATCTCTTAATTTACCTGCTCCAATAAACATTGGACGTCCAGTTGCATTAATATCCTCAAAATCGTTTAATATTTGCGCTTCACCATGATAGTTAGCCGAATTATCAGACGAGTGTATTAATTGACGAGAAACAACTGTATTTGTTCCTGAAGCAAAATTACCGAAATTTAATGATTGAGTAGTAATTAATTGCTTATTTAACTCAATCATAAACGTATCTAATTTTGTATTAATTATACGAGCTATCCATGTTTGATCTGATTCGCATAATTTACGCATTTCAGTTTCTGAGAAAGTTAAACCTTTTAAAGAAATTTCAGATGTTACTTCAACTGTTTCTTCTAATGGCGCAACTGAAATTTCTTCTGTACAACCATTGTTGTTTGTATGTTGAATATCACTAGATGTACCTCTTTGTACATATTTAATATCAACTTTTTTCTTTTTACCTGTTCCTGCATCAACTGGAATAACACTTAATCCTGCCATATTAGTTGGTGAAGTAATTGCCTGTAAATAACCTACTGGCGTTCTTTTTGCTTCAGGACTGTTTACACCCATTAAATCGTTTAAAGAAGTTTGAATGTTTGCACAGATACCTTTTGTAAAAGTAAAAGGAGCACTAAAAGCCATATTTGGCATTGAAAAATTGGTAGTTAATGCGATTGCATAAATACCCATTGTTAAAATTGGGGCGGTTTCAATATGTCCGACTGCTGCCGAAATTGTGGTTGCTCCTACACCTGATACTAATAACGTAAATGTTAACGTTGCTAGCATTGTTACGAATGTACTTAGCTTTTTCATTGTTGAGATGATTAAATGGTTATTAAAATTAATATTTGGTTTGAATTTTCTGTGATTTAAACCGTATATGTGATTTTCGCCATTATAGTATGCGACACCTCATTTTGTTTTAGAAGGGACAAATTACCCTCGTTTGTTTGACAAATGTAAAGAAAAAAAAAATCCCCACCAAATAAATGATAGGGATTTTTTTAAAAGTTAATTAAAAAAACAGAAAAAATTAACTAGTCCTCATCTTCAAGAAGTGCTTTTGCGTGGGCTTGTGCTTTTGCAGTTGCAGCCGATACAGTTACCCCTTGATTAACTTCTGGCTTATCTTTGTCTTTACCTGCATTAACAACAACAGGCGTTTTATCTTTTTTATCGGCATTTGATTTTTCAATCATTCCTTCTAAGAAAGTATTTAACACCTCATCAGTTGATAAAAAACCTTTTTTGTCGGCTGTCATAATTTTACCACCATCAGCTGCAGTAAATACCATTTCTCCTTTTTCATCAAAAGATACTTTATAACCTGCTTTGTTAGCTTTTAATTTTGTTAGCTCAACAATATCTTCGGCACTCATTCCTTCACGTAATTTTAAAGAGCCTATTTTTTTCATCAAACTAGCCTCAGTCTTAAAATTCACTTTCTCTTGCTCAACTTCAGCTTTGATACTTGGAATTGTTGTTTCCTCGTATTCTTTTACCTTATCAGACACTTTTCTTAGTTCTGCTTGTACTTCTTCCAAAGATTTATTTCCACTTGCAGAAGCCTTTTTAAATGCTAATTCTACAATCTCATCGTATTTCTTATCTTTTACCTCATCGGCAGATAATTGAGCGATTGCAATAATTTTCTTTTCGGCTTTTGAGTGAATTTCTGCTAAAGCACCATCTTTAATTTTCTTTAGAGCTGTTTTATACTCATCAGAACTTGTGTAAAGCTCTCTTTGGTGGCCTATACAAGATGTCAAACCTTCTTCAAGTTCTGTTTCATCTGTTGCGGTTGCAGTATCAGGAATTTGAGCAGACATTTTTTCAGCTAACTCTTTTGGGAATCCTAGCCCAATTAATAATTTAATGTTTTGCGCTTTTGTCATTAGTTGTTAAATTTAGATGGATGTTTCCAAGAATCTTTTAAACTCATTCCAATTTTTGGACGTGGAATATTTAAAATCTCTTGATTTGGCTTTTCTTCTTTTGCAGGAATGATATTTGGTTTTGTTTCAACCTTAATTTCTTTTTCCTGATCCGTAGTTTCGTTTGAAACCGAATTTTGTTCACCCTCTTGGGTTTGTTCAAAATCCTTATTTGTCTTTTTTGCCACCTTTTCCTAATGTTTCTTTTGCAGCGTTTTGAGCAGCTTCAATTTCGGCCTCGTCCTCATCTTCTTCTTCAATAACTACTTTTTTACCTTTAGTTGCTTTTTCAACTTCCTCTTGGCTTAATTCCTTTGCTTTTGATTTTACAGTTAGAGATTCGTTCTCTAATGCCTCAAATTTTAATTCTTTTGCATTCTTAGCGTCTTTTTGTGCTTTTTCGATGTCAAGTATCATTTTAGCTTTTTCTTCGTCAGAAACGACTTTAATGAACTTCCAATTTGCAGCTTCTTTTACTCTGATCATGTTCTCATGTCCTGTTTTTCCTAAAAATCTTACTTTGTTAGGATTTTGGCGATTTACGTAGTAATAATTCATCTGTATTTTTTTAAGGTTAATTTTAATCCAAAGGTATAATATTTTTTTTAATCTAAAAAAAGAAAGTATATAGTTTACTATATACTATTCTTATCTTATCTTATCTTATCTGCATAGGGTTCGCATCAATTCGCAATGCGGTCGCATACTTTTTTAAATGTTTATTGGGGTTTCCAAAGGTCGTTTTTTAAGCACTAAAAATTCACTTACATACAAACTTTAGTAAAAAAATAGCCTTTTTTGATGCTTTTGTACATTTTCGTAATACGAGTTTATGCGAGTGCTATGCGACCGCATTAAAATTTCAATGTTTACTGATAGTTTGGAATGGTATTTTTAACTAAAATTGGTATTATTTACCTTTTTTTACTCTAATTGGTATGGCACGGTGCCTGCACAAAAATCCGCCTCTTTGAATACAAAAGTTGTCAATATTTGTTCCTGGAATCATACCGGAACATTTTTTATTTGAGAATTGTCCTCCTGCTAAAGCCCAGTCGATTTCTTCTTGTAAATTTTCATCTTTTATAATTGACATTCCAACCCACTTCATACATTGGGCACGAGAATCTTCAATAAGAGAACCAACGTATTGAGTTGCATTTAACCCTAGCTTATCTTTAGCCATTTGGTTAACTGAGCCATCGTATTGGTGTAAAGCATCGGTTGAGATTTGTTTAACGTATCTAAGTAGTTTAGAATCTTGACCTTCAGTACTTAAAATGTAGCCTCTTACCATGTTTTCTGTATCTTGTAAAGAAGCGCCAAACATAATATTCCTGTATAAGTCTTTTCGTAAAGGTGCAATCACGTCTTTGTACAATCCTTTTTCTGTTAAGTTGGAAACTGTGTTTTGTACTTCTATACGTTTTAAGGCATTTATATCCTTTTTTTCGATTATTCCGTTACCTAATTTTTGGTGTAAATCTTGAAGGTTATCAGTCAATAAATCGAAGTTTCCTGTAAAATCAGAAACGGCATTTCCATAACCGTTTTTTTTCATTGCTTGGAAAATACGATAATCCAAAGAAGCCAAAAAGTCCTCCGCTTTTGGCGAAGAACTTAATTTACCGTTGGTAATATCTACGTTATCAAATAACTCTAAAAGTGCCTTATAAATCAATAATTCAATAGCTTTTGTTGAATCAAGCAAAGCCAAAGGACCATTTAATAAAATTCCATCTCCTGACTTGATTATTTGTTCTATTGTTGGCATGGAACAAATATAATGATTTATTGTACCGATTATAGGACTCGAACCTATAAAATTTAGTTTCTAAAACTAACACGTTTACCATTACGTCAAATCGGCATTTTAAAATATTAAATAAAAAAATTAATTTATCGGATTACCTTGTGCATCTGTTAAATTACTTTGATTTTCGGTAATGTAAACCTCAACTTTTTTATTGAACATTTCAATTAGTTTAGCGTTATCCATTTCCAAAAACTTCGCTTCGCCTTCCTCAGACAAAATATTTAAAAGTATTGAATAAAGATAGTTTGATTTTGTTACGACATCCTTATTTGCTGTTCCTGCTAATACCATTGATTGTTTTTCTGATACTGTATAAACAAATAATGGATCATAAGTAGTGATTAACACAAATATTTTTTGATTAATCTCATCACCAGAAAAACGAGATAAAGCAAGTTGACGAGCTACTGCAGAAACAATCCATGAAGGAGCGTTTGAAGTTTTTAATTGATTTAATTCATCTAATAATTCACTTTCTGTTTTTATTCTAAAAGAAGCTGGTTTTGTTAACTTAACACTTGCTTTGTCATAAGCAGTATTATTCATGTAAGAAACGATAAAACGAGCAGAAACCAACATATTATTTAAAATCTGATTTGCTATTTTGTTTAGCATATCTTCATGGCTTAATAAGTCAATTTCTTTTGCCTTACCACTCAAAGAAACATCACCTAAATTAAGATGCAAACTATCTTCAGCACGTTCCAACATTTCCTTTGTAGATTCCCAAGCATTTTTTACAAAATCAATGCTAGGATTAATAAAACGTACAGTAGGAATTGCAGCATCTAAATATTTTTGCCCTAATCCATCGTTTGAGTTTTCACCTACTGGCCTTTGAATTTCATTGAATGGACCTTTTGTAAATGGTTGTACTTTTACTTGACGTGAATATGTTTTATTTTCTTTATCATTGTCATCATCAGCATCTAAATTCTGTACTTCACATTCCATTGTAAATACTTCACGAATAGGATGGGCAGATGTTGTTGATAATGCTTGAAAATCTGAAAATTGTCTTATTGATTCATTACCGAAAGCCACATAAGAAGAAAAAAACGATTCATAAAATCCATCAGCATTCAAATCACCTCCTAATGGCACCATAGGAATTTCACCTAAATTATGAACATAAACTGTTTCAAGTAAAAATTTTCCTGCATCTTGTTCAATGTATTTATAAAAACTATCAGTTGTTAAAATATAATAAACACGTCCTTCTTTTTTTACTACTTGATTTTTTCCTGTTCCGGTTGTTAAGTAACTTTTTTCATCACTAAGGAAAACAATAAAATCTTTTTCCCAATCAACAATATTAAATGAAAACATCAATACTGGATAAGGTTCTACATTTGAAGCACTCGAATCAACTCCCTGACCTCCCGGAAGCCATAATAAATATCCGTTAGGGTCCTCAATCATTCTTTTTAAAACTACTTTTGAAAAGAACATTTTAAAATCAGTTCCCATAAACTTTTTAGAAGATAGATATTGCATTGCTTTATCATCTGAAATAGTCAAATTATAGTTTATACCGGTTAATATTCGGTTAAGATTATCAAAAGCCTTATTCATTGAACCGTAAGTAATAGGTTCATAATTTGCAATACGATAATTAAAAACATCATCTGGTTCGTTTGGCCTACGTTTTAAAAGTATTGATTCTGGCTTTTTTTTGCGAGTATGAACAGCCATTTCCTCAAATAATTCTTTGTATTTTATAGCAGGTTCATACGGTGCTAATTTTGTGATTTTTGGCACGTATGCCTTTACTTCTTCTAATGTCATGGCTTATGTATTAAAATGCTTTACGTTCTTCAATTATATCTTTTTTATCTACGTGATAATGTCGTGTAGGAATATTATTTGCAATACACAAATCATTAACAGTTCGATTAAACAAATGTACTAATTTAGGAGATACGGCATTGCCTCCTGTGGCAAATCCCCAATATTTTTTACCTATTGCTTCATCAGGAATAGTATTATTTATTTTATCAAAGTAAAATATATGGGCTTTCTCTTGTTTATAATCTCTTAATCCCAATGCTACATTCATACAATATTCATCAGGCTTACCACCTGCCCATGTTATTGTTGGAGCTTTTGGATCATCATAAACTTCACGAGCTTTTTTAAATATCTCATCTGCTTCAGATCCATTCTTAAAATAAACAAATCCTGAAACTGTTTGTGGTAATGTTTTTGTTATACCGTGGTAACGGCAAATTTCTTTTTCACTTTTACTAGCCCAATAAGTATAATTTAAGCTAGTTTTTATATGTGTAATTGGGTTGTAATCCCCATTGTAACCTATAAAAAAATCTCTTTTTACTAATTCTCCAAATAACCAATCAAATGGCCTATCTAACCAAAGATTATCGGCATCCATATAAACGGTATGTGTCCAACCTAATTTATTAGTAATTATATCCAAGCATAATTTTGAACGTTGGTATTGTTTTTTACCACCAACTGTATAATGCTTTTCATCTAAGGTTACAAAATAATCGAAAAATCCAAGCTCTCGTTCTGAAAGCTTGGATATTGTCTGAGGTTCGTAAACTATGGCTATTTCAATATCGGTACATTTATCTTTTATTGACAAAGCAAGGTTAAAAGCACAATTTCCATATAGCGGATAACCTAGTGCGATAATTACAATTCCATATTTCATTTATCTCTTTTTTAGGGTTAAGAATAGCAAGGAGCAGTTGGATCAAAGTTAGCTAATGCTGACAAGATTCCTTCCACTTTTATTGGTTTAATAATCTCTTGTGTTTGGATAGTAATTGAACCATCGAAATAACGACTTCCATCGCTAGTATCTTCAATTACGTCTCCAACTTCAGGAGCAAATGAACCTTCTGCCATATACAATAACTCATCACAAGTTACCCATCCAAAGGACATATAAGCATAGTTCTTATTAACCCAATCCCAAAAGTCGTATTCCTCAATTGCATCTGTTACGTTGTAATCTTGGAAATTAATTACTTTTTGGCCTCCAACTACTTCTTCAGGTTCACAGCTTGACATTTTTTTCTTTACGAAAGTTTGCTTTGGCATTGAACCCAAAACAGGACCAGTAAAATTTAAAATACCTGCGCACATTGCGTTGGTAATGTTACGGACATCACTCCAAGGGCTTAACCCTTCGGCAACTGGATATGGGTGAACATAATCAGGATCACAGATTAAAAACAACAAACGAGGAATCCCACCTTTTGCTCTTTTGTTTCCGCAACCGTTCGTATATCCTGTTGTCGGTTTTCCTGCTGATACACAGCTTGGTAAACAAATTACACTCATGGTTTTAAAATTAAATAATTAAACATTGGTTTTTGGTACATATATTCGGGTAATCACAGACTAATTATCACAAGTAAAGTTTATTTCATCACATTCTTGTGTTAATGTGGTTTGAATGGCCCACATTTCCCCATCTTCTAAATTCTTAGTTAAATTGACTGCTCCGTTGTATTCAACTCCATCAATTGTAACTGTTTTTGATGCAAAGATATTTGCTAATCTTTGGACCATGTAATAAGGTAACTTTTTACTTCTAAATAAGAACGTTTCAAGTAGTTTTGCTGACTTTCTTTTTTTATTAATTAGCACTTCTTCAACATCAAACTGATTCGGTGTAACTTCTCCGGCAATTCTTATTTGTGGTTTAAATGAATTTGTAGTTGAACCGGAAGTGAAAGTTCCATAAAAGTTACCATTGCAATCATAGTTAGGGTAAAAACCTTCTACTAATACAGTATTAAAGCATTTTACAAGACAATAAGGCTCTGAATATACATTTACAATACTTTCAGAACATATATTTGTTAAACAAATTTCCTGTGCTTCAACAGTTGTTTTTCCACTTTCAACTAAATTAGAAACACAAGTATTAAACGCTGTAATTTCGGGAGGTTCTTTAAATTTACAAGTGAAAGCCTTAATGTAAAAATAGAAACATTCAATATTTTCTAATTTTGACGTGTCAATAATCAAATTAGTAAACTGATTATCGTTTTTATCGTAACCTTGTTCAATTGTTAAAGGATTTTCAGAAGTTACAATTTCTAATCCAGTTGAAATATCTATAATATGAATAAATGAATAGCTGAAATAGCCTCTTGGATTAAAAAACTGTTTATAAATAATATCTCCTTTTACAAAAGGCTGACAATAATCAGTATCTGAAGGACAATGTGAGAAGTTCCAAAGGTTACAAAGTTCATTTGCTCTTACATTATTTGAACAGTCCAAAACCCTGATAACTGTTTTAGCTATCAGGGTTTCGTTTGATTGTGGCGTTACTGCCAAGTCGTATGTGAATCTACATGAACTCATTATGCTACATATTTTTTAGCCATTGCGCTAATTTTATACGAATTTACAGATAAATTTGATGTGTCAATACAAAATCTTGCAGCTTTTTTTGTATATATGGTTGTATAATCAATATCCTCGTTTGTAATAGACATTGTTGTCATTTGAGGTAATTCATCCCCAACCCATGCTTCGGCTTCTTCTAAATTATTAACAGAAGCTAAATTTGGGCAAATATTTACTATCAATCTTCTGTCAATTGCATCGAGTGAATTATCTAAAACCCCTCCCATGCAAAATTCATCGCCTTGACAACAATTAGCCGTTTCATTCCAATTTGAACGAATACCATCAACGTTATAATGTAATACTTTCATATTTCCATAATCTAAAACTCGTATTTGTTGGAACATTTCAATAATATCCTCAAAAGGATTTGCATAATCATCGTAATAAAAGAATAATTGCCATCTTACTTTTAATGTTTTACCTCCCCAATACTGTTTGGCTTGAACAGGAGTTACAGGAACATTATCTATTGTAGTTAATAAACAATCTATATTATTTTCAAATCTATTCCTCCAATCAAATGAAAAAATTGGTTCATCTATATTTGTAAAATCTAAATTCATTCCATTTACTGATGTGTAAGAGTTTATTCCATATTTATTTGATGTTTCACTAATATAATAGTTTCTAACAACTCCTAATCCAACAACATTATTTTCATCATAAATATCAAACTTTACTTTTGTTAAATATCTTCTAAAATCATTTGAAGTTGTAATTCCTAACCTGTCAAGAATATCATCAGCCCATTGATTAGCGGTATAATCAAAATATATTTTTGATTTTATTCGTTCCTCAATAACACACTCTAAATCACTTCCTGTAAATTCTCTATCATAATCAGATAATGAACCTATAAGATTAAATCCTGCTCCATCAAAACAAGGCACGTGATCAACAATATATTCATCAGATATAAAACTATTCGATTTTAATCCAACATTATCATAAACAATTGCTATTAATCTATATTTTGCACCTCCAACTAATTTTGAAGCATCAATGGTGTATTGTACTTCATAAGTGATTCCGCTTAGTAATGATATATCAACTATTGGAGCAATTATTTTATCATTTAAATCAGGATTAGTTGATATTATATCTTTAAAATCTGCCTCATAATTATCAAACATAAAAACAGTATTATCAAAATTATCTGTTCTAATAATCCATCCTAAAATCTTTGTTACTGCGGTAGCTCCGTTTATATTAAATTTAACATTAGTGTTTGTAATAGTACTTAAATTAGTTACAGGTGTAGTTCTTTCTAAAGTCCATACAGGAGTATTAAAATAAGGAGAATTATTTATTGGATTTCTATTATAAAAAGATGAGTTCCAAACACTACTCATTGAAATATCACTAAAATCTGCTCCTTTTTCAAATCTAAACGTTGTACATAATTTACTTAAATTAGAATTATAACAATTTTTATTTGAGCTTAAAGTTAATTCACTTGGAGCAACAGAACAATCTTTTAATAATTTAGAATGATTATCATGTATTGACGTGTTTTGATAGGATAACTCATCATAAATTTGATAAAAGTCAAATTCAATCCTAAAATGAGTACTATCAACTATTATTAAATTAGCTTCTGCGTTTTGTTGAACATTACTATTTAATCCAGAAGGACAAATAAACGCTATTGGATAAGTTCCTGCCGTTATTGTTGGAGGGAATGTTATTGCGTAATCCATTGGAGATTTTGCAATTGATGGAGATACGCTGAAAACGCCCTGATTAAATAAAGCAAATTTAATCCAAAGATTAACATTTGCCATGTTATAATCAGTTGTAAAGCTCATTATTGCTCTCTTTTTTTCTCCTATTGTTGGAAATGGTACTGATGATACATAATCTTTAATGTATTCAGTTCCGTTTGGCAATAATACTGCCACTTTGAAATCTATGTAATTTATATTCATTGCCATTATACTGTTCCTTTAATTGTTAATGTACTATTTTCATAATTAATTTCTACTGTCAATGGCTCTTTTGTATCACCTTCGATTGTTTTTACAACTCCATCAATATCAACAGCATTTAATAAAGCACAATCAAATTCAATTACTATTTCAACGTCTAATCCTTGGTAATTTGTTGTTCTTGGGTTTTCAATAGCATGAAATCTATCATATAAATTGCCCGGATAACCTTCTTTAAACCACATTGGATAATTGTAATATTGATTTGCCCCAACAACTCCGGCTAAAGCAGGAAAATAAATATTAGTGAACTTATCAGCAAAAGCATTACTTCTGCTTTGCCCATCCCAAATTAATAACATTGGTAAATAACAGTTGTGTGAGTTCATCAACATAGCGTTTTTATATCGAAGTATTAATGTGTTAATTGTTGGTTGATCTTCATAAAACGTTAAAATATCCCTATCAATACCATCATCCCTAAAACGACATGCAGCAAATGGCATTAATGGTTCATAAGCCCCTTTTTGAAGGTTTGAATAACTGCTTTGTGGATTCCATTCAACATAATCACCCCATCTATCAATTGCTTCGCCTCCAACCCAATTAATACCATCTTTTTGGTATCTTAAATTAGCGTATGAATAGCGTGGCTTTCTGCTCCAATTCCAACAAACAGAAATAATCTTTGTAGGATCATAAGTAGTTAAATCTAACCACGGAGTTTTAGGAACAAAATAATCGTGTCTTTCAAATACAACTTCACTATTTATTATTTCCCATTTGGCATTAAAAGGCACTTTTAATTGGTCTAAAAACATCTGTCCACTTAAAATAGGCGAATTTTCATCAATCCAATATGTACTATTATCTGCTTCAACAACTCCTTTATTAATAGGAGCATTTACATAAACCAAATTATAATATTCATTTGCAGGATTATTTAATATTGAAGATTTAAAAGTAAGTCCACATACTTTACAAACATTTTCTGCATAATCTCTAACTAATGGTGAAGGGTGTTTGCGTCCGCATCCAACTCCTAAAGCTAATAAGCTATCAATCCAATTAGAAAACTGTTGAAAAGTTGTTGTTGAAGGGTCGCCATCCAAATCAATCGGGTCAACATGGTCTAAAGAACCTCCTAAACTATTAATTGCATCAATAATATTATTATTTATTTGAATGATTAAGTTTATACCATCTATTATTAACGCAATAAGAGCCAATACAGGGCCCATAGTTAAAAAAGCAGTATAAAGTGCCAGAGTTAAGATTATCATTAAATCCCCCATCCAATTAGGGCGTAATTCGTTACAATAACTCATTCTAGGATGCTTCTTTGATTTGAATAGATAAGTATCATCCCAAATCATCTTATTTTTTAGACAAGTGTATTGTTCATCGGAAATACTTTTTTCAATAGATGCTGCAGTAAGTTCACAATGTCCTTCACACCATTTTAAAGATTCGTGATTTATATAAAACTCATAAACTTTATTTTGTGAGCAACAATCATCAACAAATTTTAATACTACTTTATTATCTAAAGCATTTGGACTTGTCTTTAATTGAGCATATATGTAGTCATAATCTACACCGGTAAACTCTAAGTCCCCTGAATAGGAAAAAGCCCTATCACCTGTTTCATCGACTTTACGATAGGTGAATTTGGGCTTTAACAAAGTAGAATTTACATTTACTACCGGAATGTTATCTATGTATACCTTCATAATTTGGCTGCATTTTTAATAAGGTTTTTTCTCTCAACTCTTTTTTGCATAAAGGTAGTAAATCCATCCTCATCTACATTAAGTCCTAATTTTAAAGCTCCTAAAGTTCTGTTCATTTCATCCATTTTAGCTTCCATTTGTTTGAATTGAATAATATTAGTAACCTGCGGATGGTTCATATATGGATTAGTTAAATTGAACGGTTGTTTTCCATTAAACACAGCATCGTACATACTTACTTTATTTTTCCATTCATTTAAATCTACTTTTCCATCGTTAATATCCAAAAGAATATCTTTGAATTTACGAGTAGGCTTATGACTAATAATAACCTCCTGCTTATGATGAATGTAAGGTTTACGGAAGGCTTTTGATTCGTGTGTAGGATTACCATCACCTGTATAACCTCCTTTTTCATCGTACAAACCACCATCATAAAACGCGGCTTGTGATGCAATAGAACGTGCCGAAGCTAAACCTGCAACCAAAGCAATTAAAGCAGCTGCAATTGTTATACCTGCTGCAACCCCACCTTGTGCTGCTGCCTTTGAAACTGCTATTGCTGTATTTGCAATTAACTCAACTACTGCTAATGCTTGCTGTTGCCTTACATATTTTTCACGCTTTTTATTTAACTCATCCAAACGTTTTTGTTCTAATTCTAATATTTGGGCGTTACCTTTATCGGCTATTTCTTTAACTTGATCTACATTTCTTTGTTGTTGCTCAATTTTCCCATCAACTTCTTTTATCTTAATAGCTAGTATTTGGTTTGTAGCATCAATAGCAGCCTTTATAATTTGACTGAAATAATCTATTTGCTTAAGCATTTCTTCTCTTGCTGTAGTAGTTGATGTTTTAACTGAATCATCTATTTCAGCCTGTAATTTTTTACGCTTATTAGCATATTTAGTTAAAATAGCATCCCTTTCCGCTTCATTAATCTGACCTTGTTCATTTTGTTTTAATCCAGATATTTCAACAGTTTGCTCAAAATCTAATAATTCAAACTTTTTTTTATTATTCAAATCTTTTAGCCTTTGAAGTTCGTCTTTGTCGGCTTTTTTACCTTGAGCTTCTAGTTTCTTTATTTTCTTTTCATTTAAATAAATTTCAGTAGTAGCATTGTCCTCTAAAACAGCGTTCATTGCATCTCCTGTTTCTTTTGCTTGGGCTCTACTCTCATCGTCTTGTTTATCTCTGTATTTCTTATCAATAGCCTCTAATTTATTTACTAAATCATTGTTTAAAGCAATTTCTAAAGCTGTTTTTTGTTCTCCGGTAGCTTTTAAAAGTTTCATATCCCTTATTGCTCTTTCTGTATCAAATTCGGCCTGTGCTCGTTCTCTTTCCTGCTCATCTTTAATGTCATCAATGGCTAATTGGCGAATTTTATCTGATAAATCAATGACCTCTTTTATTTTTTTTCCTGATTTTTTACGTTCATTTCTAACCCTTTCATTCTCTTTTTCGATTTCATCTTTTATCTTTGCATCGTAATTATTTTTTATTAAATTTTGTGTTATTTTATACTCCTTTATAATTTGGTCTACTCTTTTTTTCGCAAACTCTTCCGTGATACTAAATGATGTTTTGTTATAAAATGCAGAATATTGACCAACTATTTTTCCAGTTTCTTTATTTATCCTTACAATTTGTCCGTTTTTTTCATTTTCAATACTTATTACCTTTTCCGAGTTTGTAGTTTTTATTTTTGCCTCTTTATCGCCATTTATAAGCAAATCAGTAATATACTTGCCGATTTGTTCATTTCGCATTTTAAACGCTTTCTTTTCATTATCCAACCGTTCTTCTAATGCTTTTAACGCACCAGTTTCAGCATCACTAAGCGTCTTTGATTGGTTTAAAACGGATAACGTTGTTGCGTCTATTTGTTTTTGTAGATCAGATTGAAACTGCTTAGCCTCTTTTATAGCTTGGTTATAAGAATTTAAAGCGTCAATGTTGTTATCTAAAGAGTTTTTCTGTGTAAATAAAGATGCAATAGTTTCAACTATTTTACCGCCAAAAACAGTCAATAAAGTAACGCCAATACTTAGTAAACTTCCAAAAGAAAAAACGGCTGAACCTAACTGCTTAAAAACACTTTCAATTGGTTTACCTTGTTTTAAAAGAGTTGAATTTTCTTTGTTTATTTTTTCTAACTGCTCGAAAAAGATTGGTAAGTTATTTGAAATAGCAAGGAAACCAACATTAGCAGAAACAGCAAAAGCAGGTAATTCCCTGCTTAACTGATTTAATGAATTATTTAACGGATTAAAACCGCTTTTTGTTGCTCCGGCTGCTTGTTGCCCTAATAGTTCAATCTGTTTTTTTGCACCTCCAACTTGTGTTTGTTTAAAAGCGTTTGAAACTGATTTAGAAAGCGCATCTGCTTCAACTCTTGCAACTGTTTCTGATTTAGCAAACTTATCAACAGCATCTTTTAAGAATCCTAATTGTTTAATATTCTCGTTTAGTTCTTTGGTGATACGAATTTGTGTTGTTGGATTTGTCGAAGCGTTACGAGCCTTAATCAAATCCTTTTCTTTTTGCTCCAATATAGCAAGTTGAGTAACTTGCTTCTTTTGTTCCTCTGTTAATTCAGTAAATACACCTTTTAATTGTTGTATTTGGCTTAACACTTGCGCTGTATCCGATTTGATACGGAATATTTCTTCTACAACTCCTGCCATGATTTATGAGTTTAATTGGTTTTGTTTTTCCTGTTCGGTATTTCGTATTCTTACCTTTTCGAGGTGATTGTTGATAATACTTAAAAACTCAACAAACGTTCTCCTTTTTTCTAGCGCCTCAATATCACTAGGTTTTCCATCACAAGTATGATAAACCAATTTATCAATATAATCTACAAAATCGGCATCTACTCTCTCGGAATAAATTGGTATATCCTTTCGGCCACGGTCAGGCTCTCCTTTAAAAACTTCAACAAATCTTCCTCTGCAATAGTCGAAAACTGTTTTGTGAGTGCCAAGCCCATGTGCAAAAAAAAACCTCTGCAAACTTCATCCTTCGCCCAAATTTCACGCTTTTTTCTATTATGTATCTCGCTTGGATAATCAGGGTTCTCATCTTTTAGGAAGTAATAAATAGCGGACAAATCCAAAATACTATTTTCTTCGCATAAAAACTCTGTACGGTGTTTCAACTCATAAAGTATTGCAATAGCTTGTGTAATATCTGGAGTATTTGAGTTAAGCCCTTCTATTGCCTTATTCAATAATGCTTTTAGTTCGGGTTCGCTAATCTTTAGTGATGCGTATCTATCAGCACGAGCAGCCGATAAGCCTCTACTTGGTGAAATATCCAATACGTTTTCTAAACAATACCATTCATTGCCCATTGTATCAGTATGAACTAGCTTTAAAGCATTATTTTTTGAGTTATCAATCATTTTTTAGTCAGTTTTTATGAAACAAATATAAATAAAAAACCCTCACAAAAATGCAAGGACTTTTTATCTAACTAACTTAACACGGTGGCGAACCGTTTTAACTCTAAAAACATTCAAATTTAATCAATACTTTTTCAATATACAAAATGCGTTTTCTCCATCGAGCGAATACCAATGTTTTAGGCATTTTAACATTTTAACGTAGTGTTACGAAAGTCTTGAAAAAAGTATTGATATAATACCTCCAACAATCGAGTAAATGGGTTAGTGATGGGTTGCTTTCTTTGTCGATGTCTCCATTGTCTTTAATCTGTACCAATTCCAAATCCTTTATTAAGTGTTCACAATCAGGATGAAAATATACTTGTGGGTGTCGGTAAAGAATGGCATTGCATAAGATTCTGCTGTTTTTAATCAATGGGTTCTTTTTAGGTAAAACTATTTGAAGATCGGTTAACTTTAATTGAGCCTTTATCACCACATAGTAATTTAGGTTTTTGCCTAATCCTGTGGCATTATTTCCTGAAGCATCCCCGGTAACAATAAAATAATATCCTTGGAGCTTAGTTTTTATCATATCGCACATATCGTAAATGTCAGAGTTTGGCAATCTAAACTCCATTCGAGTATAAATATAACTATGGTCCTCTGCATGCTGTGAAGCGATACAAGTCATAGGGCTAGCATTAAAGTCAAACGACAAATAAACTGGCATATTCTTTTTTAGTTCGCCAAAGTCTTTGATGTGTACCTTTCTTTTAAAACAATGGGCAAAAGCATTTCCTGTTAAGTTTACAAATTGTGCAAGGAACTCTTGTTGAAACGTTAACGGATCAAGCTGCATTTCAATTTCCTTTAACTCGGTATCACTTATAAATGGGTTTGTACTTGTAGGTAGTTGGAAACTTCGCCAATTCTCAAATCCTGATTTGTGGGTATTCATAAACAAATCGTGGAAGTAAGTGCCAAATACAGGCGAACTAAGAAACCAAGCATCACCACTATAATCGGTTAAGGTTGCCCGGATAACCTTTTCCCAGGATTCCTTTAAGTCCTTAACAAATGCGCTCTCATCTATTATCGCGCGGTGATACTTTTTGCCTCGACCCGCGCGCTTCTTTTCCAATGAGAATATGTTTAGTTCACCACCATTTGAAAGCCTTATAATCCTTTTTGATTCTGATTTGTAAATCGTAATACCCTCCAAACGGTTCTTTATTTCCTCCCAAAAGTCCTCGGCAAAGTCAAACGTTGGAATAAAATAACCAACCTTTTTTCCAAGTAACATTGTAGTGATTGCCAACCAAACTGCAAGGGCAGTTTTTCCCCACCTCCTACCATTTGCCAAAACATTAAACCTTTCAGCATTCTGTAATACTTCGATTTGGCTTTTGTGGGGCTTTGGCTTACTTATTACTATTTGCTTCTCCATATTGTGGGGTATTGTCCTCAACTACTACTACTTTCTCTATCTCCTGTGCTTTGGCTATTTGGTTTGGTTTAGCTTGAACATTGTCTCCTGCCATCTTATTATCCATTTCAATAGCTTTTAATCGCTCCATAGGAGTAGGCTTGCATTTAATACGCTTTATTTTGCCATCTATTATGATAACCTTTTCAAACGTCTTTCTTCCCTCTGCAATTTCATCAAGTAGCTGTCTTTTTCGTATGGCTGTTAATATAGTTTGTGATTTTTTATTAGCTACATCTTTAGCTAATTCATCTTGAATAATCGTTTCTACTTGTGTCCCTATTTTGTCCCTTTTGTCCTTAATGTAATCTTGAATGTCCTTTTCTTTTAATAGGGCAGAAGATTTATTTCTGGCTGTTTTCCTTGATATACCTGAAAAAGCACTCAAAGCAGCCTCAATAGGAGGTGTCCCTGATATAATTAGGTCAGCAAATGCCTTTTTTTGTTCATTCATCAAAACAAATGTAAACTAATACTTTCAAATAACAAAAATCCCGATTTTTAGTCGGGATTCACTTTTAAGTTAAGTTTGGTTAAACCTTTTCAATTTTCCATGCACTCAAAGTATTATAAGCTACGTTTTCCTTATTTCGGTCAAGCCTGCCTTGTAGGTTAAAATCTACTGAAACATTATCGCCTTCTTTTACTTTGTCTAGTAATTCGATTTTTTTGTTTTGGCACTCCATACGGATAAATTGAGACCATTGTGTTGTTGCTTCTGTTTGTAGGATAAATTCACGCTTGCTGAAGTTATCTGTTGGTTGTTGGACACCTCCTATGTGGTGTATGATTCCGTGTACTTGCATTTTATTTATTTTAGGTTATTTTAATTGTTCAAATTGTTTCTCGTATTTTGCTTTTTTAGCTTTCAAATGCTGAATTACGTGTTTTTTTAATTCATCGTATTCCTCATCAAAACAGAAAGTAAGATTTATTGGCATTGCTCCGTTGCATGCATGCTTTTTACCTGATTCAATGTTTTTAATTGCTGAATCTAAATCTTCAATTTTAGTGTTTAATACACTCGCTAGTTCAAATGTTTCTTTTTTCATTTACTTTGGTTTTATGGTTTTTACTATTAATTTATTGCACATTCTTTTTGGCTCTATTGGTTTTCCTAGTTTCTCGTACTCCCAATAGTTAGCCCTTTTTTGGAGAGCTTTTTTACTCGGCCTCCCTACTCCCCACTTCTCATAAAATGGGTTTTCTATGTTAAATAGTTCCACGTTTCTGAAATTTTATTTTTTGTTTTTTCTTATTAAATTCCTCTACTTCTTCTTTAGTAAAAGGAGCATAAAATCCATAATCAAGTTTTTTAAATGGTTTTTCTTTAACAAGTTCATTTAAACTATCTTGTATTTTTTGACATATTCCGTTTTTAAAAGCCATTGTTTTTGTTTTGGTAAATTTATAAAAAACTCCCACTATTGCCTAATGGGAGTTTAATTTTGCGGATAAGTTGACAACCTTAAACCTTGGGGCATTATGCCGTTGGATTGGACCGTTCGGCAAATGTAATGATTTTTTTATTCTGCTATTTGTTTTGTTTTCTTAACTAGGTTACTTCTTAAATACGCATCCAAGTCCTTTTTTGTTTGATTTAGCTGCTTATTGTAGAAAATTAGTACTTGGTTAAGCATTATTATTGAAGCCTCTCCTGGTAGTTGTAAATCCTCAAATCCTAATGATTTATATTCGGGTGTCGGCTCTAATAATTGTTTAAAGTACTTTTCATATTCTTTTCCTCCTGGATTAATCATAAAAATAGGATAAGCAATATTATCTGAACCTTCAGGCTTTGGTGTTATTTTCTTTTTTGCCTTTTCGAGTGTTTGGATTTTCATTGATATATTCAAATCCTCTTTAGATTCTAAGATTAGTTTTACCATGGCATGACACCTTGCAATTAGATTTTCCTGAACCTTTATAGCTTGGATAAACTTTTCGACTAACTTATAATCCATGCTAAAGCAATTATTAATGAAATTATACCTATGATTATTTTGGCGATTTTCTCTGATCGGTTTACTATTTCAGTTCCATTTCTTTTTTCGGAGTTCTTAGCAGGTTTGTTTTTTATTAATTTGAATAGTTTAACGTACGCGTAAAGTATCACTATATAAGCAAGTGAACCGATTAAAAAGGCTACTAAAGGAGCAAATACAGTTCCCCACGGTAAACCTGCCATAAACCAAATATTAAAGGCTCTCATTAGCACAAAAGCCCAAAAGAAACCAAATGCAAGCACCATAAATTTACTAAAGAAGTTTTCCCAAAATGATTGAGATTTTGATTTTGTTTCTGTTTTTTCCATAAAGAAGATTGATTTATTTAAACTTAATTGAATACAATGGTTAGCCACTCCTAAATTAACGGCTAGTAAATACTCATCCCAAAACAAAGATATGTAAGGAATTAAGTTGAAGTTTTTGAAGTCCTTTTGCTTCAGTAAACTATGATATTTTAATCTTATCATTATTTGTAGAATTTAGTTACTCCAAAACGTCCGGTTACAACTATCAAAGTATCGCTTGTTAATCTGTATATTCCAAAAGTAAAGTTATTAACAGTTACATTTGGATTGAATACTGTTATGTTAGCGCATCCATCAGAATACCATTTTCCAACATAAGCCCCATTCTCATAATACGAACTATCAGAATTGCATTTAGGAGCGTAATATCCGTTAAATATCGGCTTCCAATTGACGTCTTTTATCAGATTAATAGTAAAGCACCCATTTTGTATTTGAGATGATGAAATTGGCTGTATTTCCTTTTTATTATTTTGGCAGCTACTTAAAGCTATTACTATTAAAATTAATAGTCCGGTTCCTATAATTAGGTTTATTTCTCGTTTGCTTATAGCATTTATAAATTTATCTCTCATTACACTTAAATGTTAATGTTTTATTATTTGTTTGTTTTTCGGCAGGAATATTATAAACGTCAAATGATAATGATGCTTTAAAAGATTCTGTTTTTTCATCATAAATAACATTCCAAATTGGATAATTATGTATTGGTTTTAGTTCCCAAAACTGGCGTGTTTCTATTTCATTCATAAGTCTTTTTCTAATAGATGTTTTACTTGTTTATAAAAATTTGTTTGCTCTCTTAAAGTATCAACTAATTCTAATGAATCTATAATTTCATTAACTGTTATTATAGCGTGTTTAACTGCTATTTTTGGCATTGCAGGCCATAATTTTAGATGTAATTCAATTATCCTTACTGCTTCTTTTGCTTCGTTCATGGCGTTGCTTTTGATAGTCCGAATCCTGCAAATAATGATAATATTGAGGCTCCGATTGTTTTAAAATTTCCTTTTACTTTCTCTTTTTTGACTTGTTTTGTCAAGTACTTGTTTTCTTCTTTGGCAGCTTTTGTTGAATCTCGGCTTTGTTTGAGTTGGTATTTTGTAAGCACATTAATATCGGTTAAGCCTTCTATAATTTTATCCTTATTTGAATCTACTTTATCCCTTATTTCGGTTTCTGCTTGTTTTGCCGAATCAGATTGATTCCAAAGTACAATTATATCATTTAGAAAAGAATCGCATTGTAAAGGGGCTTGTTGTATTATTACTGTGGCTTTTTTCCTTAACCGTTTATCCAATAACTTTATTGAATCCCTAGCCTGATTTAATAGCCTTTTTTCTTTTAAAGATTCATTTATTAAGGAATCAGTATTTAACTGTTTTTTGTCGATTAATTCCTGAACTCCATTTGGCTTAACCTCAACATTCTTTGTCTGTTCACACTTCATTAATGGCAAAAGGCACAGTATAACTATGCCTATAATACCAACTATTGCAAAGATTTTTCTTTTACTCATTGTCTATAAATTTAATGGTTGATTTCCCTTTTTTGATTGCTCTGAAAATTAAAGGATAAATTTCAGTATATTTTTTACGAGAGTTAAGTACCCCATCACGCCCCTTTGTTTTTCCAAATACAGAACCAACAATATAACAGCCTTCCGTGTCAAGGTCGGTGTTTCCCCAATGCAAAAGCACTCTGCTAAAATTTGCTACTCCATTGAAAGTTATCATTTCATGATGCCAAGCATATTTACGTTTAGTTTCAGGACTTGCTACATTCCAATCCTTAGCCAAAATCAAATTACCTTCTTCATCCCGGTAGTATTCTTTGCTAAATTTTGGCGAATCAGTTAATGTAAGTTGGTAAGTTCCTTTAGGTATTCTAGTTTCACCATGTACTTTAACTGATCTGTATTCATCCTCAACTCCTACTCCTTTTACTGTTTTACAAATACTTTCAAATGTTGACAAAGTCCAATCTTTTGCACTTTTTTGTCGGTTTACAATTATATCCATAAAACAAATATAGTAAATTATGGATTAGGCTTGTACTCTCTCGAGATCAAACCACGCTTTTTTAAATATGCTTGGTGGCTTATAACTTGTTCTTTTGTCATTGATAACTCGGCAGATTGTTGTTGAGCCAAAGTAGGCATAAAGAACTCGATTGTAGGTGTAAAGTTCTGATTTACGTTATAACTTAATGAAGTTGATATTTGTTTGCAAACAGGACATTGTTTTGGTTTTGTAGGTTTCTTTGCCATAATTAAATATTAAATACGTGATTTAATTGTTCTTGTTGATACCATTGCAAATTACTTACATCAACTTGTTTTGGTTCATTTTTAATCAATTCTTTTATCTTACTTTCACTTAACCACTTTCTATTAATCCAATATCCAAATGAACCATTATTATTGGATGTAAATAAAGCTATTGGAGTATTTGTAATATCAAATAATATTTTCTTTCTAAAAGCAAATACTCTATTTTCAAAATCAAACCAATTTGAGTAAGTAATGATATATGGCTTGTCTATAAATTCAGTATTCATTTTCAATTAGTTAAGTTGGTTAGTTGTGCTTAGCGAGTAGTTAGTTGCTATTTGTTTTTGTTCTTTTTTGTCCCACGCACTGCAGTTTTTTCAAAACTGTTAGAGGTTGCTTCACG